AAGGCCAAGAAGTGGGCCGATACCTTCTTCTTCGGCAACAACGCGACCAACCCGAAGGAGTTCACCGGGCTGAAAACCCGGCTGCGCTCGGTCGGCGGGTCGGTGGACGGGTCGAACTACAAGTCCCGCATCCTCGCCAATTCGGCATCCTCGGGCGGCGGGGCGCTGTCGCTGGCGCAACTCGACCGCGCCATCGACCTTGTGGAACGCCCGAATGCGATCATCATGCCGAAGTCGCTCAAGGGGCGGTTCCCGGCAGCGCAGCGCGACACCTCCATCGGCGGCTACATCGAGGTGAAGCCGCAGGAGTTCGGTGAGGAACAGGTCCGGTATCGGGGCATCCCGATCTATACCGGCTACGGCATCACCAACTTCGGTGAATTCCTGCCGTTCAACGAAGTCGCCGCGGGTGGCGGTTCCGCCGTTACCGGGTCGATCTACATCGTGCGGTTCTCGGAGGACGGCGTTGCCGGGCTGGAAACCGCGCCGATGGAAGTGAAGGACATGGGGCTTCTGCAGGACGGCGTGAACATGCGCATCAACATCGAGCATGATGTTGGCATGGCGGTGTTCGATCCGTTCTCGGCAATCCGCCTGTCGTCCATCACCAACGCCGCTATCGTGAAGTAAGGAGACAGAGGTGCCCTCCAAGTATTACGAGATCGACAACGCCACCGGGCTGGTGAAACGCGCCGCCGCGCAGGCGGCCGTTACCAGCACCGGGTGGGTCGGCACGCAATGGGATCAGGGCGCCGCCGTCCTGACCGATGTTGCCTGCATCATCAACCTTGAGGCGGTCAACGTCGCCGCCGATTCGATCTACACGTTCAGCCTCGTCGGCTCGAACGTCTCGGATCGGTCGGACGGTCAGGTTCTTGCCCGTGCGGTTGTCGGGAACGCCACCACGGTCGGCGCCCCGGAAACGGTTGCCGCCGCCGCGGGCAACGAGATCGTCCTTCTGGGCCGCACCGAGAAGAACGATACGGCGTTCCGCTATATCGACCTGCACCTGACGGTCGCCGGCGGTTCCGCGACGATCACGTTCAACGCACGCATCGCACGGGTGAAATGATGCCGGATATGGTCGAAATCGAAGTCAACCCCGACTTCAAGCCGGGCGACAGCGCCGCGGAAAAGGCGCAATTCGCCGCGGCCAAGAAGGCGGGCAAGATCAGCGTCGCCATGTCGACGGCGATGGAGAACATCGCGCTTTCCGGCGGCATGTATCGGATCGTCCCGGCGATCCCGAACGAAGTCGCCGCCGGCCCGCGCAAGCTATCGGACATGCCCGTGTCCGAACTCAAGATCCTCATGCTGAACCTCGGCATCAAGACCGAGAAGCAGATGACGCGGGCGCAGATCGAGGGACTGATCCAATCCCGCCTCGACGCCATCGAAGTGATCGAGGGGTAAGACCGCTCCCGGACGGGTGGTCCTTGGAAGGGGCGGGCTTCGGCTCGCCCCTTTCGCGTGCCTGTGTTGCGCGGCACTCCATCGGGAAAGTCGCGGCATGGCGCACCAGTATTCCCTTCTCGACATCATGAACGCAGCCCTCGTTTCCGTGGGGCTGGATGAAATCGTCTCGGACAGTGACGGCACGCCCGAGTTTCGCACCATGTCGCGGAACATTCCCGGCATCGCAGAGGCGGAACTTGAGGCGGGGCTATACGAGTTTTCCCGCGGTCAGGCGCACCTTCTGAGCCGCATTCCGGGGAAATTCGGCAAGGCCGATGGCTATCTGATCCCCGGTGACGCGCTGTTCGTGCGGCATCTGTGGCTGAACGACAGCGGCCCGCGATGCCTTGCCGATTGGTCCTCCGATGGCGAGGCGGTCTATGTCGATGCGGCGGATGGCTGCTTCATCGAATACCTGTCCGTTCCCGATGCCTCGGTCTGGTCCGCGAACTTCTCGAAAGGCGTGCAATTCAAGCTCGAAGCGGTGCTGCACCGGATGATGAGCGATGCCCGCGCGGCCGATGATGCTGAAATGCGGGCGGTCGATGCGTTCCAGACCGGCCGCACTGTGGCGGCCAAGTCCCGCGCCGCGCGGCCGTTCATCCGCGAAGGCAGTCTCGGCCGGGCGAGGTTCGGCCGTGGCTAAGCGTTCCATCGTCCAGCGCGACTTCTCGCTCGGGGAACTGCGCGAGGAATTTCTTGAGCGCGACGATCTCGAACTGCGCCAGCGGTCGCTTCGCCGCGCGCGGAACATCAGCCTCCTTCCGACCGGCGGGTTCAAGTCGCGGCCGGGCACGTCGCATTTCATCACCGGGGACAGCCTCGTTCCCGATGGATTTGCACAGGTGAAGCTGGCCGATGGCACGCAATTCATGGCGGTGTGGTCGGCCTTCTCGCTGACAATCCGCGACAGCACGGGGGCGACCGTCGCCACGCTCACCCCGCCGTGGGCCTATGAGGTCTACTGGACGCTCCCCTATAGCGGGACGCTCGTCATCGGTTGCGACGCGGGGATCTTTGTCATCAAGCGCCCGGTTGCCACCTGGTCGATTGTCGCGTTCGACTTCGACTGGCCGTCCTTTGGCGACCAGCGCCAGCCCTATTGGGCGTTCAACCCCGGTGTGACCCTGACCCCAAGCGGCACGACGGGGGCGATCACGCTGACGGCAAGCGCGGCGGTGTTCACGGCGCAGCACGTCAATACCGTGGTGCGCTATGGCTATCGCGAGATCCTGATCTCGACCTATTCCTCTCCAACGAGCGTCACCGGCATCGTCCGCACGCAGCTTCCCCCGACCTATGAAATCACCCTCGACGTGTTCGACGTCGGGCTTTGGCAGGTCGGGGACACGGTGAACGCGGCGACGAGCCTGTTCAGCGGCGTGATCGTCCAGAGCGATCAGGGCACGAAGAAGGTCTGGGTTCTGGCGCTCTCGATCATGAACGGGCCGCAGGTCGGGGAGGAAATTTCCTGCTCGCAGGGCACGGCCGAGGTCTCCACCGTGACCACATCGACACCGAAAGCCTCGACCATCTGGGATGAGGCGCTGATCTCGACGGCGCATGGCTATCCCAAGGCGGCTGCGTTTGCTTCCGGGCGGCTGGTGCTGGCGTCCTTCCGCGATGCGCCGGGAGTGGTGGCGGCATCCTCGACGCGCGCGGTGACGGATTTCAGGGCCGGGGCTGATGACGACGATGCCATCGTCCGCGGGCTTGAGGGTGTCAGGATCGCACATCTTGCCGTCACCGGCGACCTTCTGGTTCTGTCCGATGTCGGAACATATGTCGTTCCCCTGCGCGATGCTGTCCTGACGCCAGCGAACTTCAATCCCCTCCTGATCGACAAGCGCGGCGCGAAACCTACGGTTAAGCCAGCGGTGGTGTCCGATGCGGTTCTCTTTGCCGAAGCGGGCGGCGGGCGGCTTGCCGCGGCATTCCAGTCGGGCAACATCTACCTGAAATGGGGCGTGCGCACGGTCTCTGACCTGCACAAGCACCTGTTCCAGAACATCATCCGCATCTGCCCCCCGTCACCGAACGACGATGACCCCCGCGTTCTTGTCGTGCGGGGCGATGGGAAGATCACGGCGGCGACATGGAGCGAGGACCTGGACAGCATCGGCTTCGTCGAATGGGAAACCCGCGGCGACTTCATCTTTGCGGACGTGTGTTTCTCCGCGCAATTTGTTGCCGTCTTGCGTGAAATCGACGGGGACAATGTGCGGTTCATCGAACGGGTCGACCCCGCCATGATGCTCGATTGCGTGCGCGGCAGCTATTTCCCGCGGGATCCCGGCGCGGCGACGCATCTGGCGGGCGAGGCGGTGACGGTCTATCAGGACCGCTTCTTCCTTGCCGATCTGCCGGTGGCGCCGGATGGGTCCATCGCGATTGACGGCGACGAATTCCCCGTGACCGGCGGGTCATCGAGCGTTCCCCAGATCGGCTTCCCCTTCACGTCGGAAGCCGCCGCATGGCCGGTCGAGATGATGGACGCGCCCTATGTCGGCCTGAAACGGGTGCGGGCAACAAAATTCGGCGTGTCGGTGCAGGGGTCGATCCACTTCGACATGCGCTGCAATGCCAAGTCGCGGACGGTCGGCGCCTACAGTTTCGGGGATGACCTGACGCAGGCGCCGCCAGTGAGCGAGCGGATCTTCATGGCGCCCGTGACGGGGCGGCCGGCGCATCACGATCTTGCGGTCATCAGGAACGATCCGGGTCCGTGGCAGGTGCTGGCGATGACGCAGGAGGTAACGGACTGATGGCTGATCCGGTCACTGGCGCGCTGATCGCGCAGGGCATCGCTGGCGGAGCGAAGGCTGTGGGTGCCATGGGGCAGGCGCGGGCCGAACGGCGGGCCGCGCAGAACAACGCCTATGTCGCGGAAACCCGCGCGATGCAGACGGGCACGGATGCCGCGATGGGACTTGCCGACGAACTGGCGGCGCTGCGTTCGACGATGGCCGCGAACGGGCAGCAGGGCGGCATGGAGTTCTGGAACGAACTGAACCGCATCCGCC